CGATCAGGCGCAATACGAAATCACGGCGCTGGCGTATGACGCAAGCAAATACAACTATGTCGAACGCGGCGCGCCTCTACAGCCGCGGGTGATCACGCAGCTCAACCAGCCGCCAATCGCCCCCAATGGTCTGTCAGCCAGCGAGACCTTCTACGAATCGCAAGGCCAGGCCAAGGTCAAGATCATCACCAGCTGGAACAGCGTCCCAGGCGTCAGTCAATACCGCGTGCAATATCGGCAAAGCGAAGGCAACTGGACCAGCGTTGTGGTGCCCAGAACCGATTACGAGATCCTGGATTCGGTTGCCGATACCTACACGATCAATATCTACAGCTTGAACGGTGCCAACACGCCCAGCAGCCAGCCGGCAGTGTTGACCTTTGCAGCGGTCGGCAAGACGGCAGTCCCGGGCAATGTGCAGGAGTTGACCTTTGAGGCGATCAATGCCAACTCGGGCCGACTGCGGTGGGCGCCAACGCTTGACCTGGACGTCAAGGTTGGGGGTCGCGTTCACATCCGCCACACCAACCTGACGGACGGCACCGGCACATGGGGCAACAGCGTTGATCTGGTGGAAGCCAAATCGGGCAGCTCTACCGAAGCGATTATCCCCTTGGTCGAAGGCGAGATCCTGGTCAAGTTTGAGGATGATGGCGGCCGGCAATCAGCAACCGAGACCAGCATCATCATTGACTTCCCCGACGCGCTCGGGCAGTTGCTAGTGCAGTCAAGGCGCGAAGATGCCGACGCTCCGCCATTCCAGGGCAGCAAAACCAACTGCTTCTACAGCGATGAATACAATGCGCTCACACTGGAAGCGACTGGCCTGTTCGACGACGTGGCAGATTTGGACCTGCTGCCGGTGATGGACTTCATCGGCGCCATGACCACCAGCCGCACCTATGAGTTCGCCAACACGCTCGACCTGGGTGCGGCATACAGCTTGGACCTGAAGCGGTTCTTCGTCACCCGTGGCTACTTCCCCAGTGACCTGATCGACAGCCGAACTGGACTGGTTGATGATTGGTCTGATTGGGATGGCGCTGCATCGTCAGCCGTCAACGCGAAGATGTATCTGCGCAGCACCAACGACAACCCGACCGGCTCGCCCACATGGTCAGCGTGGCAGGAGTTTGTCAACGGCACATTCAAGGCGCGCGCATTCCAGTTCAAGACTGAGCTGACCAGCACCGACTCGGGCCAGAACATCCTGATCGACGAGCTGGGCTATGAGGCAACATTCCAGCGGCGTCAAGATCAAAGCGTGGGCAGCATCGCCAGCGGCGCCGGCGCGAAGACAGTCACATTCGACAAGCCGTTCTTCACCGGAACAACCAGCCTGGGTGGCGTTGACAGCAGCCTGCCAAGCGTGGGCATTACCGCGCAGAACATGGCTGCTGGCGACTATTTCACGATGGGCAGCGTGGCAGGCAACCAGTTTGTGGTGACCTTCCGCAACAGCGGCGGCACTGCAATCGACCGCAATTTTGCCTGGTCGGCTGTCGGTTATGGAAAGGGTGCTTGATCCCTGCCAGAATTAACCTATTATCTGACTCATCATGGCCCAACACGATTACGTCATCGCCAACGGCACTGGTGCCGCTGTCCGTTCTGACCTGAACAACGGCCTCGCCGCGATTGTCAGTCAGAACAGCGGGGCAACTGCGCCAGCGACCACCTACGCCTACATGACGTGGGCGGACACGACGGCTGGCGTGATGAAGATGCGCAATGGCGCGAACAATGCCTGGATCACGCTTTACCAGCTAGACGGCGAGTGGAGCACGATCGCCTTTGAGAACGGCAGCGCTGCTGCTCCATCTATTTATTTCAAGGACAGCGGCACCGATACCGGCGTCTACAGCCCTGGCACCGATCAGGTTGCAATTACAACAGGTGGGACTCAACGATTGGCTGCTGATACAGCAGCAGTTACCTCAACTCTGCCTGTAGTTCACCCGCTTGGTGCAGTCGGCACTCCGTCGATCACCTTTACGGGTGACTTGAACACTGGCATCTATAGCCCAGGGGCAGACCAACTAGCCATCTCAACTAATGGAGTTGCAAGACTAACAACAAGTACCACCGCAGTTTCATCTTCGTTAGCAATTGATGTGCCTCTCGGCGCAGTCGGCACCCCGTCGCTGACGTTCACTGGGGACCTCAATACCGGCCTATTTTCACCCGGAGCTGATACGGTTGCACTTGTAACCGGCGGCACAAACAGGCTTCACATTACCTCAGCAGGACTGGTAGGGATTGGCACTACGAGCCCCGGGCGACTCTTATCAGTTCAAGGAATAATTGGGGCCTATAACTCTAGCGGTGCAAATGACAGTCAACTGTTAGTTTACAACAATGGTACGTCAAGTGTTATCAATTCAACCTATGGGACAACAGGTGGATACACTCCATTGGTATTTGATGTTGGAGGCTCCGAACGCGCCCGCATCGACACCAGCGGCAGGCTCTTAGTTGGCACGTCTTCTGGCACTGGCGGCAGAGAAAAACTCCAAGTCCTTGGTAACGCAAATGAAGCAACCACAGGCGCAGGAGAAATTACTTTAGCTCGTGCTTCATTCCCTGCAGATAGTGATCCGATTGGCAAAATTAGCTTCACGGGGCCTTCCAACCAAGTATTTGCCACCATTGAGTCAGTAGCAAACGGTGCCACCGGAACGAATGACCATCCAGGGTTATTAAAGTTCTCCACTACCGCAGACGGAGCAAGCAGCCCGACGGAGCGGATGAGGATTCAGGCAGATGGTGTCGTCAAGGTAGCTGGAGATTCTTGGACTCTTGGAAGAACATACATCGGCAATAGTGGCGCATCTGGTTCAGGAATAGGTACGTCATCTAACGGAGCAAATAGTACAACGCTTTATATTGGCAATGCCGCAATCCAAGTAAGCTCTGATGCTCGTCTTAAGGAAAACATTGAGGATACAAGCCTTGATGCACTTGACGCAATTAGTCAAATCAGAGTCAAAGATTTTACCTGGAACGATCCAACAGACACCAGCTCTAACAATCGCAACGCTCGCGGCAAATGGACCGGCTTGATTGCTCAGGAACTTGTAGGGGTTCTTCCTTTTGTTGTTAATGCTCCTCGCAAAGAGGCTGATGGGTCCATTGATCACGAAAGCCAGAGCACTTGGACACTGGATCAGTCACAACTTTGTCCTGTGTTGATCAAAGCAGTGCAACAGCAGCAGGAAATAATCGCCTCGCTGGAAGCTCGAATAGCTGCTCTTGAGACCCCGTAGTCACCTTCACTACTGATCACCCTTATACTCACACCACCAACCAACGACCATGACCACCACCAACTGGCACATCGCCAACCTTGAGCGCGAAACCAGCGACGGCTATGTCTTCACCGCCCACTACACCGTGGACGCCAAGGACGACACCTATAGCGCTGGAGCCTATGGCAGCATCGGCCTGGAGCGCCCTGAAGGCAGGTTGATTGCCTTTGCCGATCTGACCGAAGAACAGGTGATCGAATGGGTTCAAGAAAAGCTCGGCGATGAAGCCATTGCCAATGTGGAGGCCGCACTGCAAAGTCAGATTGATGAGCAGCGTCAGCCCACCAAGGCTGCTGGGGTGCCGTGGCAGTAAAAGCCAAGACTGGTGTCGGCCGGCTAGACCATAAAGCCGGCCCGCCGAAGACAACCAGCATCGGCTACGGCGCGCGCAGTCGGCCACGCCGTCGCGGTAAGAAGCCTCTGCGGGGGCAAGGTCGGTAGAATAGGTCCATGATCGAGGTCATCGCTGCTATTGCTGGAGCATCCATCAGCGTTGCTGCGATGGGAGCCATGGGCTTTACCAAGCGCAACGACGAAGCTCGCGATGCCGTCATCCGTCTGACCGCTGCAGTGGAGCACATCGCCACGCAGCTCGAGGTCATGCACACCGACATCCGTGCCGATCGGAAGGAGACCTTCTCACGGCTGAATGGGGTTGAGCAGCGGGTGACTAAACTCGAAGCAAGACCGTACAGCTGACATGGACCGCATCGCTGACTACATCGCCCTTGTGGTGGCCATCCATGGGCTGGCGCTGGTGATCGTCAACATCACCCCCACACCAAAAGACAACGAAGCGCTGGGTGGTCTGTCCCGCATGGTGGTGAAGCTTTATCGCGCCATCGAGATCCTTGCCGGCATCGTGTCCCCCCTCGCCAAGCGTTGAGCAATGGCCAACCCGGCGCCGGTCACGCTTGAGCAGCTGTTTCGCTTTTATCGCGGGCTTCCGCATCAAGCTTCAGCGATCCAGATCCTGGAGCAGGACCTGGCCGTCAACGGTTACGCAGCAGCGATGCGGCGCGATCGGGCATGGTTCAACACCTGGAGCCAGGATGGCAAGCAGGCCGATCTGGCTGCGGCCCTGAAGCTGATCAAGGACTTTGAAGGCTGCCACCTCGAAGCATATCCAGACCCGCTGAGTGGCGGCGATCCTTGGACGATTGGCTACGGGACGACACGCTATCAGGATGGCCGGCGCGTCAGCCGTGGCGACAAGATCAACGCCATCGAGGCCGATCTGCTGCTTCGCCGGGAGGTGGACCGCATCGCCGAAAAGTTGCGCGCCACCGTGCCCTACTGGGTGCAGATGGCAGACCATCAGAAGTGCGCGCTGATCTCCTTTGCTTACAACCTCGGCAGCGGTTTCTACGGCACCACCGGCTTCGAGACGATCAGCAAGCGGCTACGCGAGAAGGACTGGGCTGCGGTGCCCGATGCCCTGCTGCTCTACCGCAACCCTGGCAGCAACGTGGAAGCAGGACTCAAGCGTCGTCGCATTGCCGAGGGTGACATCTGGGGCTATGCCAAGCAGGCAGCCAGCCCGGTCTCTGCTTTGTTCACGCCTGAGTCGCCTTTCACCTTCAAGATCACGCCACACATCACCTATGGTGAGTTCGCGCTTGGTCAGGAGGCGCGGCGCTTTGATCATCAGCACCAGTGCGACACCGCGGTGAAGCTGGCGCAGTTCCTCGAGAAAGTCCGCACGCAGTTCGGCGGCAAACCGATCACGATCACATCGGGCTACAGACCAGCAGCAATCAACCGACAGGTGGGTGGCGCCTCAAGCAGCGAGCACCTCTACAACGCAATCGGCGTCGGTGCGGTGGACTTCAACATCATCGGCGCCGAAATCAACGCGGTGCAAGCCTGGTGTGACAAAGCCTGGCCATACAGCCTGGGCTACGGCGCACCGAAGGGCTTCGTTCATCTCGGCATTCGCCAGGGCAGTCCTAGGGTTCGGTGGGATTACTGAGCCTGCATGATCATTCCAGACCACGAGATCGCCCGCCTTTGTCAGCAGGCGGCGATGGTGCTGCCATACAACCCCGACCTGCAAAACCCCGCCAGCCTTGATGTGTTGCTTGGCGATCGGTTGATGATCGAGGTTGAAGATCGCCCCGAGTTGCAGATCCTTGGCATTGGCCACCACACGCAGGCGGATCCATACTGGCTCGCGCCGGGTGAGTTCTGCCTAGCCGAGACTCAGGAGATCTTCAACCTTCCCGACCATATCGCGGCGGTCTTCGTACTTAAGTCGAGCCGTGCCCGCGAAGGCTTGGAGCACCTGCTCGCTGGCTATTGCGATCCAGGCTGGCATGGCAGCCGGTTGACGCTGGAGCTGCACAACAGCCGCCGCTTCCACAACATCGCGCTATGGCCTGGCATGAAGATCGGGCAGATGGTATTCCACTTGATCAGCGGCACGCCTGAGCGCACCTACCGCGAAACTGGAAGGTATAACGGGGACCTAGGTGTGACTGCCAGCCGAGGCTAATTCGCGCATCCGATAGATGCGCGCCGGCGCTTCGGCCGGATCATCCATTGGGATCATGCGGTAGTCATCGACGCCGTGGATCTCGGCCCAATGCTGCGCAGCAAGGTGAGTGGTGAAGGGGCCAACGTGCCAGGGGCCAAGGTCCAAGATGTAGGTCATTTCAGGTTGGGGTTGCGTTCGGCAGCGGTGAGGCTGGGGTGGTCACGGTCGTCGTCATCCTCGGGCAGATCCTCGGGGATGTCGTCATATTCAGGGTCGAGCTTGGGCATGGGTTGGAAGGGGGCCGAGCCCCCCGGCTTGGGTCAGGCGGCGGATGCCTCGATGGCTTGGATTGCGGCTTGGATCTCAGCCTGGCCGGGCAGATCGTTGCAGGTCAGGTAGTCGAGGGAAGCGTAGAGGGCGGTGAGAGTTTCGCGCTGGTAGGTGCTGATCATCGGTCCGGTGCGGTTGATGTGTGAACTATACACCGCAGACAGCGCACTCCACCGCGATCAGATGGCCCGTTCACAATCCGTCACACCCAAGGCGATCCGGTCGCGTCCGTTACCGTTGGCCAAGTTGGGCCAGCGCCCATGCGGGCTCACATCGTCGAGATCACCGCCAAGGTGGTCGTCCGCAGCGACACCGATCCAGACCAGCTGCCCGCTGACATTTACAGCCAAATCTCTGAGTTCATCCGCAACGAGACCGACATCCTCGACCTTGCCGTCGAGCTGTTCACACTCCCAGAGGATCTCAGTGGAACAGCATCACATTGACGAGACCCGGCTGGTCACCCGACGATCAGCCCGCGATCAGATCCACCTGGCTTGGAACTACCGCTGCGCCTATTGCGACGATCAGCTTGGCCGCAGCCCAACACTCGACCATGTGGTGCCCAAGGTCCACGGCGGGCTCACGGTCCGCGAGAACCTGATCAGCTGCTGCCTGATGTGCAACAGCCAGAAGGGCCACAAAGACTGGATCGACTGGTATCGCGCCCAGCACTTCTGGTCGGCGACGGGCGAATGGGCTATCGCTCAGTGGCTGGCTGGCGAGATCTAACGCGCCAGCAGGTGGTCCAGATACAGCTCGGCCTGCCATAGGTCGCTCGAGTAGCGGCACATCCCACCAGCGCAGCTGCGGTAATAAAGCTCACCGCCATTGACTGGTTCGAGCGTCTCAATCCATCCGCCATCGCGATCCAAGCGGCTTACCAGTACCGGCTCACTCATGGCCGATCATGCACGAATAGTTCACATCTTGCCGCAAACCGGCCGCCGCTCTGGCGCGCCTCTGGAAACTCAAGGTTGCAGCGTTTGCGCGTTGCCTCCCATTGCACACAGTCCCAGCACATCCGCGGCGCTTCAGCTGGGCGGATCCTGGTCAGTGCTGCCGAATAGATCGACTGCGCCCGGATCAGTGCATCCTGCAGCCGTATGGCGCCCGTGTCGGCCTCCAGCTGGTGCTCAGCCTTTGGGCCAAGGTTCACCCGACAGTGCCAGGTACGGTCGGCACGATCGCAGAAGAGAAGCAACCGGCCACCGTACAAGCTGATCATTCGAGTTCACCGTGACTCGGAGCGTGATACAACCGCTCCAGCAACATGCTGGTGGGCTCAAGCGAATCCAGCATCTCATCTGCCGGATCAACTACCACAAACATCGCCGGCGATCCCATCTCTTTGACGACCACCAAGCTGGTCCGTGGGCTGCGAGCCAACACCCATAGAGCCAACCGCTCCAGCAGATTCAGATCGAGCAGTTGCATCATGGCTCCAGTTTGCCAAGCAGCCGGTCCACATACCACCGGGCCTTGGCAAGCGATTCCCGGCCGCCCTTAGCGTGGTGGTTCATGCGCCAGATGTATTTCATGGCGTTGCCCTTGCAGTATCCGCGGAACTCCTCCGGCGTTAGTGCTGCTTCGATCGCGTCAATGCACTCGATCCCACCCTGCCTGTAGTGCTCCGGGTTAACCGGATCAGCCATGGTTGGCCACCTCCAACTCAGAAGCAAGCACCGCAGCAGACCGGAGCATCGTGCTCAGTTTGATCGGTTGCATGTGCCGGCCGGTGGCATAACGCACAGCCCACCGCAAACCCATCGAGATGTTGCCATCCCCAAGGCGCCTGGCGGCCTCGATCTCCTCGCGGCTCATGCGAACATTCACCGTAAAATTGCGCCCCTTGCCATTGGGTCGGCGGTCGTTGGCGTTGGCCATCATGCCCACCGATCACCAAGCAGCTGCCGGCGGCAGACGGCGATGCACTGCTGCGCGTGCTTCTCAGCCAAGATGCTCTCGGTCTCGCCGATCGCGGTAACGCAGGCGGCGTGCAGTTCGGCGTAGCTGGTGTCTCGGAAGTTGGCCGCCACATCAAGGCAGAACTCCTCCCACAGCCCCGTGTACGTGTTGCAGGTGCGGCCGCTGGCGGCATAGAGCGCGTCCATCATGTCGGCGCGTTGCTGATCCTGTTGAACTCGGTTCATTGGTGCTCCCGTAGTGCTTGGCGTATGTTGAGCAGTTCTTCCCGGCGTGCCGAGATGTGCGGATGGCTGGCCAGCTGGTGAAGCTGTTCGAGCCGGATGTCAATCAGTCGGCAGAGCCGCAAACGTTCATCTTGTTGCCCAGCATTGAACATGCTGGAATCAGTGATGAGCGCCTCCAGTTTGGCGCGGATATGGTCAGTCATCAAGTGACCCTCCGTCAACGAGTGCATCGCACCATTCTTTGAAAGGTGCTTCGATCTGAGCCATGGTTTTATTGTCGATAGTTTCTGGGTTGCGGATCATGCCGATGGCAAGGCCAAGGGCATCACCGAGGCGGTTTTCAAGGCTGTCTAGTGGCACGAACTTGTAGTCAGTCATCAAGTTGCTCCAGTGCGTTGCAGATGATGTGCCAGTGCTGTTGAAGCTCAGCAATAGAGCAGGTTTCATCAGGTGAACGCAGCACTGCGGCGGCAAACTTGGCCTGCTCCTTCAAGCTCGGCGGCTTGGGGCGGCGGGCGGCGCGGAGGTTGTCTGCTGTTTCGATGTCAGTCCAGTCACGGACAAACCACTCACAACACGCCTCCAGCTCCTGGTCGGCGCCCCAGCGGGCGGCTTGAGTGGCGATGTGCCCCGCAGTGAGGCCATCTTCCTCGTTGATCCACTGCTGCACCAGTTCAGGCGGTGGAGTGATTGGGTGTTGGTCACTCATTGGGCCACCTCTACCTCAGCACCTGGCCACCTGGCCTGGGCGTAGCGGATTGCGTGGCGCGTGCTCTCGGCTCGAGTGATCCAGGTCATCGGCTGAGAACCCGGTTTGAAAACCAAGAGCCGATATTCGCGGGTCCGGCTGCCGTGTCGAGGCCGGCTGACGCCTTCCCCGTGCCTGCTTTCTGGCAGTTCTTCAACCCATTGAAAGGGCAGCATTGCTCCTATTGGTTCAGGCATGGATGTTTGGGTCGGTAACGGTTTCAGGGTTAAGCCATTCGAGTTCATTCCACCAAGGCATCCAGCTCTGAGCGGCGATTGCCTTGGCTTCGGTGAAGCTGTGCGCCGTGATCGATTCGATCACATTGGCAGCTTTGATCTGGAAGTAGAAGCGGCGGGGGGTGGTGCGAGTCATGATGTGGCCTCCTGCCATTCGCCGCACCAGTTAGTAACGTCAACCATTGGGAAAGAAGTTGCACAATCGTCGTACTCGGAAACAGAGATAATTGTTGGCGGATACCGATGGCAATCACCTACTTCGTCTTTGCACATCTCTTTATAAAACCGACAGGTTTTGCATGTGTTCATGGTCATGGCTTTACCTCCAGATGAGCGGCAGGGTGTTGAACTGCTTGCTGCTTGGCGGTGTCATAGCCGGCGGCATAGACGCAAGCCAGCAGCACCAAGACAGCGATGCGGTTGATGATGGGGTTGTTGATCATGAGGCTGGTGGGTGATGGGGAAGCCCCGGAGGGCTCAGAAGGAAGACCCGATCACATAGCGGCCGTCCGTGGTGCGGAAGATCAGGCTGTTGAG